GTGTACGCGATGGGCAGGTACTTGAGTTTACTGAAATTGTTTGGTGGTTAGGTAAAGCTGCGTCAGCAGATATTCAAAATCAGGCACGAAATTATCAGGCGTGAGGATACTATGTCTATTCAGATTTTTCTGCGTTTTCCAAACGCACAAGAAGCAAATGCAATTCTACATCCATTAGGATTTGTCCAATCAGAAGAATCCCCAAACGCAACTACATACAGCGGACATATTGATGGCATTCGCTATGATGTTGATATTCTAGGAGTTCTGCGCGAACCATCTGGAACAATGTTAACAAATGCCGAAGGTGAAGAATTTCCTGAGTTAGTTAATATCCCCGGATGGCATATTAACATTCTCTGGTGGAGTGATGATCCTGAAACTATCCCAGATTTAAGTGCATACGTAATTACACCCGTAAACCCGCAGCGTACATTTGCTGATTGAAATATAGGAGCATAAAATGGCTGAACCGATTTCTCGTCTCATTGTTCCAGGTATTGCTCCGATTCTGGGTCGGTTAAACTGGTATATGTCTGCTGAATTGGAAAATTCATGCGTCTTGTTTGCTGTTCTTGGGGATACAATTCCAAATAGTTGTATTAACCGAGCATTTGCTTATCCTGACTTAATTCCAACACAGCCAGCGCCTGATGTTACGGCATCAGTTTTTGGCGCTACAACCACTGATGGATCAAAGTACTTTTATACCAGTATGATGCCTTCAACCGGAATTACAATTGGTGCAATTTCCAAACGAATTAGTGGAATCGCACCTATTCTTGCTACTGCTGCGTCATCTGTAATTGGCCAGTACGGATTTAACCTATTCTGGAATAATTCTACCACATTACAGTTTAACCGTATTGAGAATAATTCTGGTGCAGTAGCGTCTCGCAATGTTACATTAACGGTTGCTAATGCTAACGTGTGGCATCGAGTTATTGCGAATGCCGGAGCTGCTGGATCTGCACAACAGCTTCGGTGTCCAACTAATGGCGCTACCCTTGGTACAGCAACTGTAGTGTATCCACCCGATACAGGTGCTCCAGGTCCAGCGTATATTGGTGCTGATCGAATTACATCTAGTACTGGTGCACAGGGTATGCATGCAGTTGTTATCGGATTTAATGCTAATCTTTCTGATGCAGGTCGTGCTGAACTCGATAATCTACTTGTTCTTATTGCATCCGATCTAGGTATCACTTTCGGTACATGAACGTATGAATGTGTATGGAGGTTGTAATGGATACCAAAGAACTTCAGACAATGCTCATCGCATTGGGTTATAATCTTGGTAAGTATGGAGCCGATGGAGCATTTGGTGCATTAACTCGAACAGCTGTTAGTAAGTTTCAGGCTGATTATAAAGTTCCGATTTTATATCCAGGAACTGTTGGACCAAAAACTGAAAGTGCTCTTATTACTGCATATAAGCTTAAAGGCATTACAGAATCTACAAGTGCATTAAATCCAACTCCAGGAAATTATATCCCTTGGATGGATGAGGGTAAGCGATATATTGGACTTAAAGAGACTCCAGGTAGTGGAAATAATTCTACCATTCTTGGATGGGCAAAACGTCTTGGTGGTTGGGTAGCTGATTATTACACCGCTGATTCAATTCCCTGGTGTGGATTATGGGCAGCCCAGGTTATTTCAACGACTCTTCCTGGAGAACCTTTACCCAATAATCCATTAAGTGCATTAGCCTATAACAAATTTGGTATTGAATGCTCTCCACAATTCGGGGCAATCATGACTTTCACCCGTACAGGTGGTGGACATGTTGCATTTTATGTATCTGAAGATGATACATATTACCATGTACTTGGTGCTAATCAGAACGATGCAGTTAATGTAACCCGAATTAAAAAGGATAAGTTTTCAATGTCTCGATGGCCAAGCACATATCCTGATCCCAAAGGTAAACGTATCATCAAAAAATTTGATGGTACGGTTACAAACTCACTAGCCTAAGGAGAATCTAATGTATTTAGATCCTAAATTACAGAATGCTTTACGAACTGCTGTGCAGACTAAGTTAGAATCTCTAACAGCCTCGCACCCAGAAGCAACTATGTCTCCCGATGCTATTCAGGAGCTTACGAATGATATCGTTAAAGATTTCCCCACTTTAGAGGTTTTCCAGCCTTTAATGCCTCAGTGGATCCGTTATTTTATCGGATATGTTGGAGCGTTTCTGACTACCCGTGGTGTTATTGAATCGAGTCTTTATGAAGCAATTGCAGGTGCTGTTATTATGCTTGCACCCCCAATCTATCGTACGATTATGACTCGAGTACGTCGTCGGAGTGCATAATGCCCACATCGGAACTTGAATCTGAAATGATTCATATTTCGCGGGAAGATCTTCGGGAATTGCTTGCTGAGGAAACTAAGAAAGCTGTAGAGGCAGCTTTTACTGAAATCGGACTCTACGCAAATGAGCCCACTGAGCGAGCAGAGATTCGCAGAGACTTCCGGCATTTACGCTCGTGGCGCGAAGCAACTGAAGCGGCCACGGGTCAAGCGGCTAAATTGGTTTTGGTAGCTATACTTGGTGGAATTCTTACTATTTTTTGGGTAGGTATTCGAACTCATTTTAAGTTACCATAATCATTGGGCTTCTGGCTAATATGTTAGCCTCCATATATTAGCCAGTAAGAAGGGGAGAGGGCTTGTCGTAGCTCTCTCCCCGTTATTATTTACTCTGTGTACGTAATCTCTGATATTTGCATTGCAGTTAAGGATGCATGAAGTGTATCACCTTTATACACATCATACCAGATAATCCCGTAAGTACCTAAATTCTCTACACGTCGAAGAATCTTTGTTACCCCATCATATCCAATAATATATCCTACCTGATCTTCGTCCTTGTATGGAATTGCTCCATATACACCTTTAATTTCACGGTTGATATGTTGCTCATCAGACATGCGACTTCTCCCATGGAAAGTTGACCCAGGTGTTAGCAAAAATACCCGCATAGAAGATATCATGACGCTTGCAGGCTTCAACATCCTTAGTGGCGATTACACTATATAGTGCATATGGGAAGAACTTATATAGTGCATTATATGTTGCGCCGGTATCGTAAATATCATCCACGATAAGGGTATGCGGAGAATTGTAAAAGTCAATATCTTCCAGCATATACTTATCGATAACTAATGAAGTACCAACAAAGCTGGCTTTATTTTCCTCAGTATATGTCTTAGCCTGAACATAGAAGATATTCGGTACTTTCAGTGTATGCGAAAGCATAACAGCAGGAATTGCACCTCCACGAGATACCCCGATAATAGTCTTGAGTGGAAGGTTCTTAAGCTTCTTAGCCAAAAATTCGCAAGCCTGTTCGATATTCGCCCACGAAACATTATTGTGTAAGGACTCAACCTGTTCTATTAGCATTGGCGTTGGTGTAGACATGATACAATATCCTTAGTCTGATTTGGTTAGTTAGTTAGGCATGAGCAAGACTTAGGAACTCAGCACGAAGTTCAGGCTTTAACCTAAACTTTCCGTCAAGCTTAGATGTTACAGTAATAGAATTATCTTCCACACCACGCATCTTGACACAATAATGTTCAGCTCGAATAACCACTGCAACATCCTCTGTACCGAGAATAAACTGTAGCGCAGCAGTAATCTGTTCAGTAAGACGCTCCTGAATCTGTGGACGACGCGCAAAGAAGTTAGCCACACGATTGAACTTACTTAACCCGAGAACCTTATCTCGAGGAATGTATGCAATTGCAGCAGTTCCAATAAATGGCATGAAATGGTGTTCACACATTGACTTGATGTCAATATTCGTCACACAAACCATTTCGTCATAACGCATTTTGTTTTCAACGGTTGTACACTTAGGAAAATTGTCATAATCAAGTCCTGTAAAAATCTCCTGACAATACATCTTTGCAATGCGCTTAGATGTTCCATTTAACGAATCGTCATTTAAATCTAAGCCTAGAGCTTCTAGTACATCTTCAGTTGCGTTGAAGACTTTGTTCCATCGAGAACCTCCGCTACAGCACTCATTGTTAAACGTCCCCTGACGATTAAGCATAGGAGTCTCAATTCCAAGAGCCTCAAGCTTCACGCGGATTAACTTTCCCAGATCAGCATCATGTGACATTGTATTCACCTACTACTGCTACTTCTTTTCTTGCCCGATGATACGCGGATAATAAGGCAACCTTATTATCAAACAGCTACGGGTGCTGAAATCGTTGGGTATGGATTGTATCCAACCAATTCAATATCCTGAATAGTCAGATCAAATATAGATGCATCAGACTTGATTAGAAGCATCGGAAGTCCTCGAGGTTCGTGTTCCAACCGTTCAAGCTGTTCACGTACAGCACTCGTATGCTCAGTATACAAGTGATAGTCACCAAAGGTATGAATAAATTCACCTGCAACCATACCAACTTCACGCGCAATTAGGTATGTAAGAAGCGCATACGAAGTAATATTGAACGGTACTCCAAGAAACCAATCAGCTGAACGCTGATAGAGCTGACAGTCAAGAAACTTTACACCATCCACCTCACGAACATAAAACTGGAACAAACAGTGACATGGTGGTAACGCCATATCAGGCAAATCTCCAACATTCCATGCAGAGATTACATGACGTCGGCTAAACGGATCATTTTTTAGATTTCCGAGAAGTTCGGTAATCTGATCAATTGATTCCCCAGAACTATTCAACCACGAACGCCACTGAGAACCATAGATCGGACCAAGATCACCATGTTCATCTGCCCACGCATCCCAGATATGGACATCATTATCCACGAGGTACTTGATATTTGTATCACCACTGAGAAACCACAACAGCTCTGCTACAACAGCACGCAAGTAAATCCTCTTCGAAGAGATAATCGGAAATCCCTGCTGCAAATTAAAGCGCATCTGATGTCCGAACAACGATCGGGTAGATCCATTACGACCTTCTTTAAGATTTCCGACAGTAGTCAATTTCTGCAGGGTTTCAAGATACTGCTTATCAACATTGTTCCACATGATCATAATCCTTTTCCACGAAGAGGTTTAGTTAAGTTCTTTGCACGAATTCGTTCCGAATTAGCATCAGACATTATCGCCCCCAACCAGCAGGTTTCTTTGTCGCAATAAATTCATTAGCAGATCGAATCAGATCAGCTCCCTGACCATTAATTGGTCGATCATCAACAAGTGTACTCTGCTGTATAGCATCAATCAGGATAGCTGCACATGCCATTAAATGTCCCAGATGGTGGCAGAGTGATACAGGGTCAAAGTCTTCACTTTCTTTGAAATCTTCGAGGTGTCGTTCGGCTGCCGAAATGTATGTACGTGCCTGAATCGGTTCGACACGCCAGTTATACGCACCATATTTAGTTGCACCATCCATAAGAGCTAAAGCTAATTCAACTTTAGCAGCTGTTGGAATTAACGAAAAATCAACCTTAGATGCACCAATACGATCCTTCGGGTTAATTCCAATATCCTGATTTGCATTCTTTAATCCAATAGCCCGATCGCTCTGGGTTGAAATGGGTGTAGCGGTAGCTGTAGCGGTAGCAGTGGCTTTCATAGCTTCCTCATACTTATCAAGTGTTCGACGAATAGCATCAGTGTTTACTTTGACCGCTAAAGAATTCAGAGTCTCTTCGAAGTCCTGAACAGCCGATGTTTCGACTGTCTGGCGTACATTCTTTTCAGTATACATAGTATTCTCCCTTAACTGCATTCACTATGACCACAGTTGACGCATTTCATACAACTTTCTACCCGGATCATTGTAGGAAATCCACATTTCGGACAAACGAACTGATTTGATACTGGTTCAACAATCACTGACGTAGCTGAAATTAGTTTAGTTGTTTCCGTTGTTTCAGTTGTTTTAGTTACAGTTGCAGTTGCACGGGTCGTTTTGTCTTCAGTAATTACTTCAATTGACTTTAAATGCTGTTCAATGATTTCACCAATATACGCTGGAAGCGATCCAACATATCGTCCGTTAATCCAAGCACCATCACGCAAGCTCTGAATCTGCTTAAGCTCACGTGAAATATAACTAATGTCCCCACCACTTCGGAAAATACCTGTAAGCATCAAACTAAGTGCAGTAGTCCATTCAGCATTTGTACCATCCTTAGAGGTAATGAAGATTTCAAATGGTCGATTATACTCATCGGAATTGATCGTTAGATAAAATGCCGAATCACGATTAGGCCATTTGATCTTATAAGTACGACCTTCAAGAACTTGTGGACGATCAGCAATTTTCTGTTCAACTGGCGCAGTGCTAGATTCGGCAGTCTTTGTGACTGCATTTGCATCAGTTAAAATGGATCCACGAACATCACTTGGTCGATATGTTGTACATCCCTTACATCCAGAAATATATGCAAGATCATAAACCTTTTCGAAAGCTTCGAAAGTAATGTCCTTTGGAACATTTACCGTCTTCGAAACACTTGCATCAATCCACTGTTGCACAGCAGCCTGAATATAAATATGATCTTCAACGGTTAGATCTGCCATAGTTACCATATAACTTGGCAACACAACCGTAGTATCATCAGGATCATACCCATTAATTTTGTAGTATAATGCTGCAGCGAACGACAGTTCAGTAAAGTGCTTGTAAGAATTATCAGCCTGTAGAATCTTACGATTGATTCGATGAGCAAATGCACATTCTAAACCACCGTCAAGATTTCCGTACACAATTGAAACTGTACCAGTAGGTGCTACGGTATTGAGTACACCATTACGAATACCGTTAAATAAGGCAATCTTGTTCTTAATGCTATCAGGCATTTGTGTAGTTACAAACGATTCCCCACTAAGATACTTTTTGGAATCAAACATAGGAAATGGCCCACGTTCTACAGCCAAATCGATCGATGCATCGTATGTAGTCAAAGCAATTGTACGTGCAATAGAACTTGCAATATTAATTGAACGCATACCACCGTAACGTACTCCTAACATTGCAAAAGCACTTGCTAAACCTGTGAACCCAAGACCAATTCGCCGCTTATTAAAAGCCTCAATCCGCTGTTCTTCTAATGGAAAGCCTGTAACATCAATTACATTGTCCAAAAAGCGCACACCCATTCGAACAGTATCTTGCAGAAGATCCCAATCGATATAGGCATTTTCTTTGAATGGATTCTTAATCATTCGAGCAATGTTAATATGTCCTAAATCACATGCACCGTGTGGTGGTAATGGCTGCTCTCCACAAGGGTTAGATGTGCGAATATTTTCACAATACCAGAGATTATTGAACTCATTGACTCGATCAATAAAGATAATGCCCGGTTCAGAATACTCGTAAGTATTCTTTTTGATCATAGTCCAGAGTTCTCGAGCACGCCATACAGAATACACATACTGCATTATTCCGTTGTCATCAATGAAATCATATTGAACTAAATCAGGATTGCGATCTTTGGGAGGAATAGAAAAATGTAAATACCACTGTTCGTCTTCTTCAACAGCTTCCATAAATGCACTTGAAATTAGTACAGACACATTGAAATTGGTTAAACGTCCTGGAGTCTGTTTAGCAACAATAAACTTGGGCAGATCTGGATGTGTATCGCTAAATGTAGCCATCATCGCACCACGGCGATCTCCAGCTGACTTGATAGTATAACACATACTATTCCACATATCCATAAATGGCAATGGTCCAGAAGCTGTTGTGCCTGTTCGATACAGAATAGCACCTTCAGGCCGAAGAGTGGAAAATTCTGCACCATCTCCGCCACCCTGCTGCATAGTGAACATGAAATTATCATGCTCACGTGCAATCGAGCGCAGATCATCATCAATTGTACCTGTTGCGTAACAATTCATAAGCGTAACAGTTTTATGGGTACCAGCACCAGCAAGAATTCGACCTGCTGGGATCCACAAGCCTAAACGCATAAAATCATACGCACGCTGAGCTTCTTCGGTGTTATTGTCCTTCTTATAGACACCCTGAACAACTCGATTGCACATGTCCTCGAAAGTTGTCTCATTCGGCTGTTTAAACTTATCCTTCCAAACCGCTACAGACATTTCTGTAGACATAATCGGAATGGTGTGAAAAATGGAATCAACACGATGAGCATGCTGATTATGGTGCTCTAGAGCATGGATAATATCATCAGACATTTAATTCTTCCACTTCCATTTCCATTTCTAGTTCATGCGACATTTCTAAATAATCTGCAGGATCAATATTATTATGAATAATATCCTGCTGGAAATTCCGAAGACGCATAACAAGAGGACGTTGAGGATTCAATAGATCAAGCATATCATTTACCTGATGGATTCCCTCTCCAATTGAGACTGTAACAGGCGCATTACCATAAAACTGATTAGACAGATTCCAATATGCGCGAGTATATTCTTCAATACGTGAATAAGACATAATTTTAATCCTTGCGTTTTCTCGATTATTTCAATATTATATAATATTTGTCATCGAGGTCACAAGTGTTAAAATAATTGGCGACCTAAAGGTCATACTCACTATAAAATTTCATTGGCGATTTCAATTGTCCCCAGCGTATACCAATTTTAGCTTCAGCTTTAAACGGGATTGTTGTAATACCCCAATCAACTGGAACTTGTTCCATTTCATGCAAAGTTACATCAATAACCTTATCAATAGTTTCACGATGCTTAGGCACTTCAAGAAGCAAGCAGTCATGTACGGTGTTTACAATGTCAGTGTTAAACTGATCCTTTAACAATTCTTGTAAACGAATACCTGCTTGCATTGTAATAGTAGAAGCAGTTGACTGGTGTGGAAAATTCGCAGCCTCATTCTGAATGCTAACAATATTTTCCGGAGTAATTACACCAAAGCGCTTTTTATGCCCAAATACTGTTACCAAATCTTTTCCATGTAGCGGAGCATTACGACAAAGTTGAATAAAGTTCCAAGCCTGAGGGAATTTCTTTGCCCAAGTTGCTAACATTCGTGTTGCTTCCATCACAGTGTCTTCAATCTGTTCTGAAAGACCTGCAGGAGTAATTCCATACACGATACCGAAATTAGTATTCTTTGCACGCATTTTTTGCTCTTCAAGCACACGCTCTAATTCAGTTGTGTACCATCGATCATAGAACCGTTTAAGCTGTTCATCTGACCAATCTGAGGGATTACCAAAGATGGTTGATCGAACTTCTTCATGTAGTCCTTTTGAATTAGGATCAGTATAAATTCGGCAAAGTTCTGTATCTCCTGAAAGTGCTGCAAGACTACGAAGTTCTGCCTGATTAAGATCACATTCAACATACACATAATCAGGTTTTGGAATAAATTGTCCACGAAGTTTGGGTTCGCGAGGAATATTCTGCAAATTCGGATCACGACAAGCAAGACGGCCTGTAGCAGTGCCATGAATCAAATAACTCTGGTGAACACGTCCATCATCTTGCAAATGTTCTGTTATAGGTGTAACATATGTTGTAAGACCTTTATTCAGTTTACGATACTTTCGTAAAGCGACAACTGCTGGATGATCTGGAAGTTTCTCAAGTACCTTTTCATTAGTACTACGTTCCTTAGTAGGTAACTTCAACGTATTGAATAGAAAATCAACCAGTTGTAATGGGCTATTTGGATTTATGGGGCCATAACCCGATGCAATCGAAATAGCATTAATTTCGTCATTGTACTTTTTAACTTCATCAGTATATGCTGCACGATTCTCTTCAACTCGCTGCATATCAACGTACATACCACACATTTCAATGCGTGACAGATATTCAGATCCAGGAATTAATGTTTTGGTATATAGTAGTTCACTCTTAGCATCCATTGCTACAAGCGGGCGCAAAGTAGTATGTAGGTTGAAAGTGTTCGCAATATCATACGCCATGTACTTAACTAGAATTGGTTCTGGAATCACATCATATGACTGATTCTTTTTCTTGTGCGCATCAAGAATTCCTTTCCAATTCGGTGATCCTAGCCAATCAGAAGAAACCGTTTCTAGATCATGAATACCTCGAGTTTCATCTAAAGCATAGGACATCAACATAGTATCTTCATCAACATATGCATTATACCCATGCTGATGCCGAAGAAACTTAACATCAAACTTACCATTATGCCAACAGAAATCTACATTTCCACCATTGACAGTCCGTAATGAAGACTCCCACATTGGAGCAATCTTGTCAATAGTTATCCTATCAGGAGTATATTCACGTTTATATCCTGGAATAATATAAACATGCTTACCATCAAGTGTAAAACCTCCCATAAGGATCTTATCTTGGCGATGTGAGAAACCCATAGTTTCTAAGTCACCCGCAATAATTCCTTTATGTTCTCGTACAGCATTTAAAAACGCATCTAGAGTTTCAGGCGTATCAACATATGACCAAGTAGGTGGAACAAATCGATAAGGCTCTTTACCACATGCTAATGAAACTGCATAAGCAACATCAGCCTTAAATTGACGAAAAGAACCATTCCCACGAAGAAGATAAGCCGGATGAGTTGTTGCAATAATCCCATGTTCGGCTAAAGCTGTAGGAAATTGTTGTCCACGAATTTTGGTAATCTTGGTTTCATAGTTGTTAGTTAATGCCCAAACAGCTGCATTACCAAGAGCTAAAATTACCTTTCGCGGATGCATTGCAATTTCATCATGTACACGCTTGGCGTTTTCACGTGCAAGTTTCTGTAATAAATCTGTATCTTTGCCTGTACCAATTAAATGTGGTACAACATTCATAACATATGGTTCAGGAAAACTATCTGCTTTAAACTGTTTTAGTGCAGCTTGCAGAACCATACCAGATGGCCCAACAAAGGGTTTTCGAGCTTTGATTTCTTGTCGTCCGGGGGCTTCGCCAATAATCACGAATGGGCTATCTACAGGCCCAGACGCTGGCACAATAATTGCAGCCATGATTCGTACCTATATTAGAATCAAATTGGATCAGGGTAAGTCCTCATAAAGAGATCGGTAATTGATCCAGTGGGATACACGTTTATAGTTATCTGCCATCATATGTGTGTATACTGTTTCTGGGTCATTCCACCAATTACCGCGTGGAGGAAGAACTTTATCTAGTGTCAAACGCATCTTTAGATTTAGACTGGCCGCACGAATAGGTACAGCAGAATCAATACCATCAACTCGCCAGTGATTTGCTGTAAGCATATCGTCTTTAATGTCATTAGAAAATCCTAATAAATGCATTTTCCGATCAGGATTTAATAATGCTGCATACTGTACTGCTTCTAAACGAGACCGATTGAACTTCTCTTTGTAATTGCGTCCAATACCCCACCAACCAATATATGGATTATCAGCAAAATATTCGGCGCATTCTAACCATTCTTCAGGAGTTTCTCCCTGAGGAACAATCATAAATGTGTACGGTTGTTTCATATGATTTAAATGTTTAGGCCAAGTATTCAACGCTTCAGTACATGCATCAATTGTTGCATTTTTATCCATTAACACATCAGGTAATACAATCACATTTGCGGCACATAACTCGGCAGCTTCAGCAATTGCTCTAATATCTACAGCATTACCAAGTTCAATTACTGAGTTATCAAGAATTACTGTCTCGCAATTAGGCACACGGTAAGATGTTTTGTTCTTATAAAATAACCGGTATTCATCAGGATGTTCTAAAACATCATGAGCTAAAGGCAATGTATATTGCATTGCTCGTGGAATATAACTAGACAGTTCCTGAAGAATATGAATTGGGCAAACAGGTGCAAACATTGTAAGAGCCATAATATATTCCTTCAAGTTCAAGATTAACGTCGCAAAGTCTTAAGTTCATGAACACGTGTTTCAAAGAACTTATCAAGTTCACGCAAATACTCATGCATTGTTTCAATTAAGTTACGGGCTTCCAGAAGTTCTTGCGTATCACCTGTATAAATTCTGTCAGTAACTTCCTGCAGAATGTTTGAAATATCATTTGTGGTATCGTCTGCTTCAGCCTGATCACGAATTGACATTGTTTAAACCCCTTGTTTATTTCCCCACAAAAGTACATGCATTTGTGGAGTGAATCTAGCATGTCGTAATTCTGGTTCAAGCATTACATCTTCAAGTAACAATTTATAATGGTCTAGAAGATTTAAAGCAAGATTCTCTGGAAAATGTTCGTATTTATAACCAGGCGGATAAGGGTTACCAAGAGACAAATACAATTCAGCTCGGTTATTGAATCGCGGATATCGTGTAGAAAGTTGAACGGCAAATTCAATGTCACGCTGATCAAAAATTGGAATCTTTAATGCAAATTTAACCGGTGGTGAATGATATAACGCATCAAAGAACTTATCCAAATCTGCAATATCATGAACTACTCCCATGCCAGGACCTTTAGGTGAAACAACCAACTGGTCTGCCATAGCTAACCATGGGCGCCAAACAGATCCCTGGGTTTCAACGTGAACATCCCAATACGAGTCATGCAATAAAGTAACTAGACGCTTCAAGTCATGAATAGCTGGATTGCCACCAGATAACACAACACGTTTAACTGACGCAGGATGTTTTGCTTTAGCGCTTCTAAGTTCCTGAAAGATTTCATCCTGTGTTAGCCATCGTGCATTTGCTTGTACAATCTTGGGATCAACAGCATGCATTGAATCACATTGAGTACACCTGAAATCGCATAGTCCAAAACGCAGAAAGTATGTAATCATACCAGTTGCAGGACCTTCACCTTGAACAGTAGGTCCAAAACACTCCACTAGAGGAATCTTTTTGATTAATTCCGGCGAAGTAATTGTAGCTGATTCAATTGCAGACATTGAATTAGTCCTTTAGGGTAACTTTTGCCGAATTTCCTTCATGCTCCCAGACTTCAACTGACCGTAACTTACAGCGTGGCTTATATCCATTATCACCAAGCCACATATCAGCATAAATCCAAATTGCTTCTGCAAAACGTTCCATTCCAAGATCTGGTAAAACTCGGATATCAGCAATACCTAATTCTGCCAAGTCTTCTAAAGTTTCACGTTCCGGATCATCTTCAGCAATTAGAAGCTTATGATCGAAAGTATCCTCGAGCCAACCTTTTAGGCTCTTAAGCGATCCAAAGTCTACTGCCCAATTTCGGATGTCAAGCTCTTCAGTTTCGAAGGTTAAAGTAACCTTAAGAGCATATCCATGAAGGAAATGGCAATGCGATTCAGCACGCCACTGACGAAAACAGCAAGAAAGACCCACGCTATGCGCGTAGGTCTTAGTGCTCTGATAAATTAGGTTGTTGTCAGTCATCATAAACCACCGCTAGATTTCAATCACGTTAAAGCAGACTTCATTATCAAACATCCAGTCCTTGATCTTTTCAAGCGTTTCAGGACGCTCTTTAACTGGAATATCCGTAAACCAGTCTGCTGATGTGATTACAGTGCATTTGAAAAATGCATTCTCAGCACTTTCAGCTTCAACAATTTCCAGTACGAGATCATTATCGAAAAGGCTACAATAGCCAACAACAAACTTTTTCATTACACTCACACCTTGTAAGCTGTTGGATCGGAGATTCCAGCAAGTTTGAACGCTTCCTTACGTGCTAGACAAGTGGGGCATTCTCCACAGTGTCGATCGCCATTATCATAACACGACCAAGTATCCTCGTAATGTACACCGAGCTTAGTACCCTTCTCAACAATCTCGTACTTCTTCATCCACTGCAGGGGTGTTACAAGGCGAATTGTGTTATACGATCCAGTATAAATCGCATTTGCCATCGAACCATTAAACTCAGGTGTACAATCGGGATATGCCCAGTTTTCAGCATCCTCAGCATGCGCACCATAATAAATGGTTACCAGATCTTTCGCTGACTTTGTAGCTGTATCCTTATGAACTTGCCACATTTCTGCTTTCATATCTTCAGCTGAAGGTATTGCTGATTCATAAATTTCAGCTTCGGCCTGAATCTGTTCGTTTACATACTTCTGAGCATGTGCAGTAATCGCAGAAAGAAGCAAACCATTTCGGAATGGCACATAGCTAGGACTCACACCCTGAATCTTATCATAAGATGTGTGTACCATCTCCATCTTACCAATAGATTCACCACTCAGCAGAATATTAGACCCCTTGAGCAGATCACCAACATCAAGGATTGTATGCTTGATACCATACTGGGCACAAGACTTTCGAGCATATTCAAGTTCAAGCTTGTGACGCTGACCGTAGAAAATAGAAACAGCCTCTACCCAATTACAATCAGGTACATTATCGCTAATATTTTTATTTTCAGTGTAGCGATCCTGTGCCCATTCTTCAAATGTAACCTGAGCAAGACGTCCATTAGAATGCTGAGTACTTGGGAAAAAATCCTTCATCGCCTGATAAAGGCAAGTAGTAGAATCAAGTCCACCGGAAAGGAGAACGAAAGCTTTCTTCTGCATAACCATCGGGATTCTCACAAGGTTAGAGTTAAATTAATCCCAGAACAGAATATTATGATTCGTCTGGTTCAACATCATCGGGAGTGTGTGTAGTCGTAGTCGTAGTCGATGATGTTGAAGTTACCGAATTGCCTTCGGCTAAAAAGCGTCGCAATTCACCTTCGTACACTCGCCATCCACCACCAATTTGCACTGCCTTAATTTTACCTTCAGCTTTATACCGGAGTACTGTCTGATATGTAACATCAAGGATCTTAGCCAACTGCTTTAGAGTTACCCAATTGCGTTTAACTAATTCTTGGAGTGGAGGAAGCGTACGAGGATTTACCCCCGTACGCTCATTCATATTAGCCACCGAAGAAGCTATCACCGGTAGCAGCACCGGCAGTACCAGCAGACAGCACAGTCTGAATAC